GTAGTGTGGCGCAAAATTGTTATTGACTTTAAATGGATCATTGTTTGATTGAAACGTATGATTAAAACGCATTTCCTCAAATATAAATTTTGATCCAATATACCGCCTGCCTTGCTTTGCTAAACTAATGGCGATGGCTTTGTACAACTCATAAAGATGCGGATTGGACTGATGATATTGCTGAAACGTTACCATAATTTTGTTGTTTAGGTTGAATTAAATTTAGTTTTTCGTAGTTATTTTCTAATTCTTTGGCGATATGCGACCAAACCTGATTGAACGTGTATCCCAATTCGTTTTTTTTACTTGTCTTTGTTTTCATTATACATATTGATTAATGCACCTAATATCGTAAAAAACATTTGTGCAATTGCCCAATAAAATACCAAATCAATTTTTGTTTCTATGCTCATTTTTTCACGTATCTAATGATTGACATAATAGGTATTCCAATTAATCTGCGTTCGGGATCAGGATGCTTGAAAAACAATGTGCGATTCCCTTCCGTTACGTGATCCAACTCAGATTTTAAAAATATGACCTGATTACCCAAACGGTATTCCAATTCATACACAGCACCAATCTCAATGTCACGATGCTTAATATTTGCCGTTGCAACGGAATAAATTGCCTTCAATTCTCCGTGCCGTGTTGTGTAACTATCTACAATCTTGCGCATATCAGAATGGTAATGAACTATCATCAATTGGATTTATTTCACGTTGGATCGGTTGAACCGGTGCTGATTGTGCAGGTGCATCCAAGATTTTTAACAATTTGAAATTCCCAATGATTGGTAATTTGACACCTGCCTCACGTTCCTCCTTTGTTGTGTTCTGTTTTACGAATCCGTTATTTTCGTATTGATCCGGTGTGTCTGTCAATACACCTGTGATGTCCAAATACTTTGCCCCTGTTTTCTGACTTTCAAAGATGCGTGATTTGTCGATTTTCGAAAGGTCAATTTTGATGCTTACTAAACGTGCCATTTGATTTTTTATTTAGATTGTTTATTTAATTACTTTTTTGATTGTGGTGGTAGATGATTTCGATGGTGGGTAAAAATCAGCCAATTCGCCTGTTTCTTCATCCAATATGGAAACTTTGCCTTTCAGTGCCTTGCAAAATGCCTCTATCTCCTTTTGTTTGTCTTTTAGGCGATCAATTTCAAATTGCAATTTGCACCAAGATTCCGTTTCTGAATAGTCATATTTTACACCACCTTCCATTTCTGAAAAGTCCACACCGTATGCTGATAATTTGCTGTCCTTATTTTGGCGCAGATCAACAAATAAATGGTCTTTGATATGTTTGTCCATCTCAGATGCTAATAATTGAAATTTGGCCAATTGTGCTGCTAATTTGACCGTGTTCATTGAATCTGCGTTGGCCATAAAGTTTTCGGCCATTTGTGTGATTTCCTTTTTGCTTAATTCAAGGATTTGACCGTCAATGGTCATCAATTCGTTTTTCATAGGTTGTTTGTTTATTTGGTTGATAATTCTGCTTTTCTGTGGTTGAATAATTGCTGAATTTCTTTATTGGCTTTGGCCTCATCTGTTAATTTTTCCCATATGCCTTTTAATTCACCAATTGCAATCACTCCTTTTACATCTGCAATCAATTCTTTGAACTCAATGTCAAATTTCGTTGGCGCAGGGATTGATCCTTTGGCCTGTGGCTTAGATTCCTGCGATTTGCCGTGATCATTTGTGGCATCTGAATCCTTTGTATCATCGATGGCAAATAATCCATTTAAAGCATATTTGCGTGCGTAACTTGATGCCGCCCCTGTAATCTGCGATCCATCCATCCCCTTTTTGGTTTCTTCTTCACGTGCATATCCTGTTGCATTGTATTCTAATTCACCATTGAATAGGGATGCCGTAGATTCAACGTAAATGCGACCTCCAATTTCTTTCACTTGATCTGTCAATATTATTGAAAATCCCATTGGATTCACAACTTTTTTCACGGCCTCCAAAATGTCCTCCGCTGATCTGTAATGGTATTTACCAAATGAATTGAATTGACCTTTTGGTGCTTTCAATTTTTCCTGAATTTCGGCTAATGGATTACTTGCTTTCTGATTCATCATACATTTGTTTTGAAATTCTGTTGATGGATTCCCACATCAACGGATAATTTAGTTTTCTTGAAATGGCCATCTGAATATTGTGTGCCTGCCATTTTTCTGCACTTACAGGTTTGATGCCTCTGCTGTTCAAATCCTCTGCCACCAACCGGTGTAATTCGCCTTGTTTAATCTTGATCCTCATATTTTTTATATCGTTTTTCCAACATATCCTGCATTGATTCAAATTCCTCAATGCCTATTTCTTTGCCACCATAATTCTGCAATTCGTTTTGAATGAATTTGCCCAACTGATCGGTATCATTGAAATTCTTTGTCACGGTGTAATACCCTGCGCTGTCTTTGAATGTGATTTTGTAGATCATTGCCGTAGTGTTTAAATGTTGCCAACGATGTACAATAATTTCACACACACGGCCAATGCAGATAAACAAATGATTAAACCTGCAATGTCATTTTTGTCGATTGTTTTTAATAGATTCCACATATTGTTGTTGTTTTAAAGATTGCCACAGAATCCGCTGTGGCCCGGTGTTATTTTTATTAGGCATTAAGTAAAAATTCCATATCAATAAATCTTTGGCAAGATTCTAATGAACGGAATGGCTCTCTAATAAATTTGTGACGTGGTTGTTTGGTATGAATTTTGAATCCTTTAATGTGATCACCTGAAACCCAAAACCATTGTTCTTTTTCTTGATTTTTCATATTGTTGTTGTTTGTTGATGTAAAATTACACATTAAATCATTACTTCCAAACAAAATCAAACAAAATTTAACAAAAAATAAAAATATTTTTTAAATCAATTAAAAAAGGCCGGATTTGTCTGTCCGGCCTTGTGTGATTAGCAACTAAAAATAAAATCCTTTGGCAATCTCTTGCAACAGTCATTGCCAATTGGAAACAATCCCTGTGAATCTACGTGATCATCACAATTGATCAATTCGTTGCTTGTAAGTAAATGCACATACTTTGTTTTGTCTGACACGTTTAATGGCTTTTGGCAAATGATGCACGGTTCTTGATCTGATGATTTGAATTTGTATTCAATACCTGTGTTGATCGTGATTTCTGATAAATTGATTTTAGATAGATTTTCCATTTTCGTTGTTGTTTAAATGTTTCGTTGCTGTATTGTGATGTAAACATACAACCTTTTTTCATACTTTCAAACATTTTCAAACAAAATCAATCAAAAAAAATGTAAAAAATTATTTAACGGTAATAAAAAAGGGTAAATCCATCGGAAATACCCTTTTTTCACAACAACGTATGAATCAATAAACCATTACTACCAATGCAAATCTACACAATTTTCCCATCTTTTATCATCAGGTTGTGAACTTTTGATTTGCCATTATCAATTTCCACAACTGCAAATCCGTGATTGTGCTGTGCAAATGGGTAATATTTAGGCGACAATTGTGTCAAACATCCTGTTGAATATGTGTGGATGTATCGTTTAAATCCATCCTTTTTGATCGTGTTTGTGGTTCTGTGAACGTGTCCAATTAAGGTATTACAGAACGTTTTATTGAATGTGCTTTGCGATGGGTTCATACCACCTGCCATCAATTCGTGACCGTGACACACCAACAAATCACCCATCTCCATACCTTGCCAATCAGGAACGTATGTAAAATCCAACACATCCAATCTGAAAAATTTGTCAAACTGCATTTCGTGCAACTGCGCAAATTCTTCGGCCTGCTCATTCAAATATCGTTGGTATCTGTTTTCGTGATTTCCTGCCTTGAAATAGATCGGAATCGTTGGGAATATGTCACGCAACTTTTGCAAGAAATTCCGGCACATCTCAATTTCTTTTGGAAAATCACGCAAATCCTTCTCCTTTTCGTGCCTGCTTATGCTGTAAAAATCAAACGTGTCGCCATTTAGATACAGGCAATCAATGTTTTGTTCCCTTAAATGTTTAATGGCGCACACAACGGCTTCAACAGAATGGAACGGAACGTGAATGTCAGACAGGATTCCAACCTTTTTGATGTGATCCGGCAACCGTGCTGATATGTATTCCTTACCGATTGATTGTTCAATTCCAAAATCATCCAATTCGCTTAAATCGAATGATTCTATTTTGCCACCCGGTGTGTTTTCAGCAATATATTTATTGCGTTCCCTCATCAAAATATTATGATTTCGCATCACCTTTCTCAAATGTTCAGGTGACATATACCCATAGGTTTCGAAATACTTTTCAGAAAATGATTTGATGTTTAATGGCGATGAAAAAAAATGATCTTTGATCTGATCGTGTTTTTGGCCCATTTGTAGTTTTTTTTCAAAATTAGCCATTTAACTAATTAGTAAAACCGACAAATAAAACAAAAATGGCCGTAGATAATTCCACGACCATTCTGCATTCAACCTAATCAACATCCGATTCACCCATAAGATGAACGGATGTGCAACCCTAAACCTATGAAAAACAAATTATTCCTGATATGAAACCCTGTATGTGCTTGCAACATCCGTGTAATTATTCGGGATGTGGAACTGACACGTGTACACATTTGATTTCAATTGTACCCTGATCGAATCAACAATGGCTGAATCTGTTTCCGTTAATGTTGGAAATTTGATCCATAATTTATGTGCCATTGTCATCACAGAAAAATCATCCATATTGTACAAATCTCCTTCGTATTGCATTGAATATTTTCTGAAATCATTCAACCTTTGCTGTGTGATCAATTGCTCTAATAATGTTCCATTTGTATCCTGCGCACGTTTGAATGTGTATCCATCAGTAAAACTACCCCAAAATACATACACCGGAACATTTGCCTGAAATATGTCTTTGTGTTCCATTACATCAGATGTTTTATATGAATCCGTTTGTTCACGAATACACCAAATTTCTTTGTATGGATTTTGATCTTTGTCAATATTTCTGATTACCACATTGTCAATATTTGTCCCAATATGACCTAAATTATCATTCGTTTGTAAATAACCAATATGAATGGAAATACGGCCCGAAACAGGCGCTTCCTTCATTGTCACCTTGAATGATTGGTATTTGTATGTTGAATCAATGGTGACCGTGTTCCACGTTAAATTTGTACCCCACGCATTTGATGCATTTGATGCCCCATTGTAATACCAATTTGTCCCATTCAAATCATCAATTTTGATATAATATGGCAATTTGTTTGATGAACCAAGATTTTCAACCAAAACAGACATCAAAAATTGATATTGATTGCCAATCGTTACCATTGCACTTGCTGTTGTGCTGTGCATTTTGACTGTGTATGTCGTAAAACTGTTGGTTTTTTCAATGAAAAATCCTGACTTTTTACCTGCAAACGGATTTGATGTTGGTGATCCTATTGATCCAACATCAGCCACCCAATCCTGTGTCCCAAATTCAAATGATCCATTGAAATTCAAATCAATTTGCTGTTGTGAAATATCAATGATTTCCTGATATTTTTTAACCGGTCTATGTGGTGTTCTGTATAAATTTTGGCCAATCGGTTGCATATTGGTTGGCACAACTTTCAGCATATTGGTAGTTATCGAGGATTGCTCGACACCTGATGCATTATAAATCCAATATTTGATGTTTTCTGTGCCTGCATTTAAAAACCCTTGTTTTGCCGTTAAAATGCCCGATCCTGTGTATGTTCCTGCCTGAATGCCTTCAATGATTCGTTGATCGCCATACGATGAACAATTGACAATATACCAACGGCCGAATGATTGAAATATACGGCAATTGAATCCCATAAGGATTGACCGCAATGTCGTTTTCGCATCATTTATAATGTAATTGTCGTGATAATACCCTGATTTTCTAACCGTAACCTGATCAAATATGTTTTTCCACGCAGAATCGGTTGAAATTCTGAAATCATTGCTGATATATATGTCAAAATCTAATTGCAAATTTGACAATGCATTCCACATAAATTTCCACAATGATGGATCAGGATCGCCAACTGCCGGCATCCACGTATCATATCCATCTAATTGCCCCAAATTGTCTGTGGCTGTGATTGACAATGTATATGGTGTTGAAACCAATGCCTCAGCATATAAATCATTTACAACCCATCCTGCCCAATATGTGGCCCAAACACCTGCCGATGATTCGTAATAAATCACCAATTTGTATTCACGTTCATCGTACAAATAAAAATCATCATATGTGACATCATCGGTCACCATTAGATTTAATTTGCATAATGATCCGATCAATGGTTCATACAAATCTTCTTCTGCCTTCCACTCAATTTCAACCGGTTCTGCCGTTCCTACCATCGGCAAAACTGTACCGGTGTATCCGTTCTTGAAAATCTCAATTTTGCGTTTGTTGCCTTTTAAATCAGCAAATTCCAAACGATATTTCACACCGTATGCCATATTTTATCCTATTCTATTTCTTTGCTTTTCTGCTCTTTGTAATGCCACAACCAAATCCTGACCACGTAGCACAAATTCGCCTGAAACGTTTGCTGTGCCTCCGCCATTGCCTTGATCCAACATTCCCTGCAATTTGCTCAATGGTGCAATTACTTCCGGATTTGATTTTGCGCCCGGATATTCACCCATCAAACCCATTGTTGGGCCTGATACTATACCACCGGCAGCGAATGCCGGAACACTACTAAATGCGGATGCAACCGCTGCCACACCCATTGCGATGAATGGTAATAATGCGAAAATTGCACCCGGCCCTGCCGCCTGTGCTGACTTTGTACCTGCATCAATTGCGTTGGCTGTTGCTGATGCTTTGGATGCCGCAATCTGTCCCTTTGTAATCAATGCATTTTTTAATGCCTCCGCAGCATACTGAACACCGAATTGCAATAATGTACCCAAAAATCCTTCCAATCCTGTTTGTGCCAAACCAAATGATTGAACGATTGAATTACCCAATTGACCAAATGCGCCACTAACTGTTGATGCCATTGAATTAACATTTTCCATATATAGGGCATATTGTTGCTGTTGCAAATCCAATTGCGTTTTTTGTGCAATTGTTGATTGGGCCAATCGTTGATCCATTTCTGCCATTGGCGATGGAATATTGGCTGTTAATCCTTTCAATTTTTGAAATGATGTAAAAAATTCACTTGTTGAAATGTCGTAATTAAACCATTTTTTCAACAACTCAACGTTTGCACGGCCATCCTCACCAAGATTAGCCATCATTTTTTTCTGTGCTGTATCTTGTTGTTTTAATGATTCATCCCATCCACGTTTCTTAATCTCAAATAAATCTTTTTCTGTTTGTTCGGCTATTTTTAACCTTTCTTTGTACAACTTAAATTCAGGGGAATCACCACCTGTTGGCTGTCCTTTTTCTTTTGGTGGCCCTGTCAATGGTTTAGGTGGTGCTAATGGCGATTCGACTTTGTTTAAATCTTGGCCTGTTAATTTAGCAATTGATTCAATTAATTTATTATTCGCAGCAATTTCATCCTTTGTCCTCTGAACTCTATCCGCTTGGCCTTGTGCAAATATGTTCATATTTCCTGTGGCTGCGCCATAGGCTAATTTTAATGCACCCATCACGGATGAGCCTGCATTTGCTTCGCCTGTCTGTAATGCTAAATTCTTGGTCATCAATTCTTGAATCTTTGCATTACCTGCCATCACCAATGCTTTTTGCCTTAATGATCCGATGTATTTGTCCATTGCTTGTTTGGCTTTATCTGTGCCAACCGTTTCCAATGTAATATTGCCCAAATATTCAGGTGACATTGCATTCAATGCCTCAATGGCTTTTTTACGTTCTGACATTGCCACATTTTGATTCTGTGCCAATTTCACCAAACGTTGCATTTCATTTTCCTCTTTTATCGTTGATTTTACGGATTCATCTTTCAGTTTGTTCATTTCTTCTTGAACATTTGTAAGACTTTTAAAAACCCCCATTTGAACTAAATAAACAGATGTTAATCCTGCAACTAATGTTGTAATTGCCACCAAAGGATTTGCCATCATTGTTGCCCAAAGGAATTTTACGGCCTTTGTTGCATTTGTAAACCCGGTAATCATATTCTGTGACAAAAATCCAACTGCTACCATTACAGGCCCAATTGCAGCGGCTAAACCACCCAATACCATAATGATTGTTTTGGTTGTTTTTGATGATTCAGATACGGAAACCATAAATGAATTAAATGCCTTGAATGCTGCCGTAACGTATGGCAATACTATTTGACCAAATTGCGCCCCAACCTGTTTCAATGATTCGGCAAACATACGCATCTGATTGGCTGCACCACCACCTGTACGTTCAAAGTCACCGTGTGCGTTCTTTGTAACAGATAAAACATAATTGTATCGCAACATCACTTTTTCAGCCTGCGACATTTCATCGTAGGATTTTTTAATCCCTGTTGAAAATGCATATGCCTTTACGTTGGCTTCGGTCATTACGATACCCAATCGTTTCAATGATTCGGTTTCACCTGTAAAGATTCCGGCCAATGCTGTTTGAACCTGATCAATCCCGATGTTTTTGAATGATGCTAAATCACCTGCCAATCCAACTAATGATGTCGAAAGTTTTGCTGCCTCTGATGTGCTGACACCCATACCGGTTGCCATATCACCAAACAATGCCGCCATATCCAATGCCGTTCCCTCTGCAATACCAAACGATGTCAATGCCGTTTTGGCAAATGCCTGTACCTCCGCCGCTGAACTTTTGAATGAAACATCAACCTTGTTCATCGATTCATTAAAATCAGATGCCAATTTGATTGCTGCCCCACCTGCCAATGTCAATGGTGCTGTGATGTACATTGACATTGATTTGCCAATATTCGATGCAGATTTGCCAAACTCTTTTAATTGTTTGTCTGCGTTTGATAATGCTTCTTCCAATCCTTTGGAATCGCCATTCAATATTACCTGTAATACGTTTGCCATAGTGTAAAGTTAAAAAAAAAGCCAACCCATTATTTGGTTTGGCTTTTTTCAATTTTCTCCAAAAATGCTTTGAATTGTTCCGGTGTGGATTTAGGTTTCCCCTTTTCCAAATACACATCCTGTGGCAATGGGAATAATTTATCAGGTGTGATCAATTGGGAACGTTTCGTTGCCTGTGAATTAATTATCATTGTGCTTGTAAATCTGTGCATCTCCCAATGCAGATTCACGTTCACACTCCAAGACTCCCCCAACAACGCATTTTCCTTCCACGTATTGCGCCAAAAATTGTCCGGTGGTATTCCTGCTTGACCAATGTAAAAATCAAGCATTGAATCCCACGTTAGGGGTTTTTCGGCTTTGGGTTTTTTGTGGATTTTTGAACGTTTCTTCGAACACCGGCATTCAGGTCATTGCCTAAAATTCGGGATTGCATAAGTGTTTCAACTAATAATGTCAATGCGCTTTGATCTACATCCTCCATCCAATCACCAACTGAATAAATCGTATAATCAATTTCATTGTTGTTTTCCTGATCGTATGCTAATAAGCCGGAATAAACCAATGCACGCATTGACGATAATGACAAACCACTCCCAAAAACCTTGTCGATTTCTGAAATGCTGTACCCGGATGCCTGTTCAAAGGCTGCCCAAAAATTCATTGAAAAATGCAGGGTGCGCATTTTACCGCCAATATTTAATTGGCAATACCCTCTTTTTTGATTGACTTCCATTTGTGTTTGATTAGGTGATAAACTCTAAACCCCTGCACCATTTTACTGATGCAGGGGGATATATTTTGCAATCAGTAAATTATGCGTTTACTGACTTAACGATTGCGCCTGTCAATGTGATTGATCCTGAGAAAGTCACCGCTGCTTCCATCTCTGCTGATTGCTCGATTGATGCAATGTAACCTTCCGCTGTGTAAATCACATCACCTGTTGCTGATGTTCCGAATACACACGTTACAACCGTACGGTTTAAAACGTAATCAACTAATTCTTCTGCGTTTGCAGCCGATGCATAGTTCACTAAGCCATCAAACGAAATTTCGCCTGAACGTAACCCGCTGATTCCCTCAGACCAACCGCCTGAATTCTTTGTTGTTGCATCTGCAATGTCTTGTGAAATAGACAATGTGCAAGATGTTGTGTGTGCAATAGCCGTTCCCTCAACTTTGATTAATAGGTTCGTGCCGTTAAATACTCCCGATGTTGCCATATTT